CGTACCTGGGTTTAACCAGCTACGTAGTAACGGATAGGGAATACCCTATCAAGATTGGTAAGTCGCTGCTTACATCTTGAAGTCATCTCAAGAAAGATTACTTCAAGAGTTAAGCTCCGGCTCAGTCTTGATAGATTTCTCCATCATAGGCTTAAACTTGTTAAGGGTGAATTGGATATTTGTATCCAATGCACTCTCTCAAGGATTAAGCTGAAGCAGTCCTTCCTCCATTAAATGAGGATGGGCCATCTCTCACCATTCGTCGTGTTCGTCGAATAGTTTAGAGAAGGAGGATTTTCACAGTTTGGCAAGTTGTGTCAATGACATAGATTTCATTCTATTCATTGCCACAATCCTGTCAACCTTTTCTATCCTTAGAGATAACGCAGAGTCAAGAAGAGTAATCTTCTCCTCTTTGTAATCTCTAATCTTGTCTTTCATGGTTCGTAAATGATTTACATAACCATGGACAAGGGGATAGTCACCGAATAGGTTCAGATTGCTATTGATTGTCTTAAGTTTATTCTCAAGACGCTCATTAGCCATCAGGACCTCTCGGGTAACCTTCGATGCTTCAACCACTAGTCCTTCTGAAAGCACTTGCCTCATTCAATGAGGAATTACATTTGCAGGAGGGACCACGAGATCATCTGGTACTTTGGTACAGATGTATGAACGAAGTTCATCATACGTACAAAGTCCATGAGTGAATCTCATGGCATAGTGGAAATCATACAGAGCTTTTAGGATGGTACTACGAGATCAAATTCGATTTCGTAGTTTCATCCCTCTGTACAATTCGACCATTAGATCCAGCATTGGTAGCGGTTGTACCAAGGTTCTTTGACAATAATTGAACACCGTGTCATAAACGACACCCATGTTCTTTCATTGTGAAAGAATACCTTTTAATGGTACTCCCGTAATCTCAATACCACCCTGAAATCACCGTTTCGCAAATTCGTATGTATCCTTGGATACATGCGTTTTTGCGACGGAGATTTCAACACCTAGTCTCGCCATAATCTTTCTATAATTATGGGCAACTTTATCGTCTTTAATAACGATATCGTCACCTAGAATTATATATTGATTAAAGTGGATCCTGTTTGCCAAAAAGGCACATCAGGCTACCACTAAATGGTGAGTTAGTGTGAAAGCGGGTCAAGAAGAGTATGCTCCCATGGGTTGACCTACACTATATGTGTA